GAGAGGACTTGCCACATCGCGGTGGCGAGTAGCGCGTTAATCAATGCTGAGTAACTTTGTTCCTGTGCGCGCAGCCATTGCGCGACGGCAGGGGTTACGCGCACTGTGATGTTGCTCTTGCGGAGGTGGGGTGGCAGACGCTTGCGCCCTGCTCCGGGTCGCGCGCCGCCTTTCATGCGCTGAGTACCGCGTAGACGAACAGGAACGCGACAATCGCGCCGAATAATATCGGCAGTACGCAGTCAAGGATGAAATGTTTCATTTTGCTTCCTTTCGTAGTTGTGCAAAAGTGGCCGCGACATCGGTGTTCATCGCGCTGGTTGGCTTGAATGTGCAGGCTTGATCGGGCAGGTATTTGCCTCGTGTGCGCAGGTACTCGATTGCTGCGGCGAGCTTTTCGGCGGGTGTGAGTGGTGGGTTCATTTTAGTGCTCCCGACACGACACGTAAGAACTCGGTTTTTTGAGCAGCAGTCGCAGCACTCGCAGCAGCCCACGCAGCACTCGCAGCAGCAGTCGCAGCACTCGCAGCAGCCCACGCAGCATCACTCGCAACCCACGCAGCAACACTCGCAGCAGCAGTCGCAACAGCAGTCGCATCACTCGCAGCATCCCACGCAGCAGCATCACTCGCAGCAACACTCGCAGCACTCGCAGCACACGCAGCATCACTCGCAGCATCCCACGCAGCATCCCACGCAGCAACACTCGCAGCAGCACACGCAGCCCTCGCAACACTCGCAGCATCCCTCGCAACAGCCCACGCAGCATCACTCGCAGCATCCCTCGCAGCTGCTCGCTCTTCATCTGTAGCTCTTCCATGCGCGAATCGTTCCGCAACATCTATTGCAGCTATACTCCTCACATCTACCATTATGTGCTGCACCTGCCGGGCGCACCATACCGCAAACAACCTCCACTCCTTGTCATATTCAGGCGCAGCGCGTGTACACCACAAAGCATAAGTGAGACCGTTTGACTCAACGATAACACTAAAGAGCAGTGGTTCATCGTCCGCCTCAGTTTTGTCGAGGTGCTTGAGCAGAATTTTCCATCCCGACTCGCATGGGCTGCATTTGCGTATGTCGTTTAGTGTTGTTGTAAGTTGGGTCATTTTGATTCTCCTCTTATCTATGAATGGCAATCCACTGCACCAGGCCGCGCAGTTTGCTATACCGGACAATATGCCATGCATGATCATCACCAGCTAACGCGCCTTGCAACCAGTGAGTGCGGCACCCTTCCGCCGTGAGTGGGCGCAGGATTGTGCGGGCGATCCGTGAGTAGGCTATTTTTGCTCTGAGTCTGCGGATTCTTGCTAGGGTTGTTGTAAGTTTCATGAATAGCACCCTGCATCTTCCCAAGCACCTTCGGCGGCGCGCATTTGATCGTTAGCTTCCTCTGCTTCTACCGCTTCCCAGTAAGCATAATATTCATCAACATGTGCATCCATTTTATTTCTCCTCTTTCTGGTTGGTGGGCAGCGGCAAGTTCCGCTGACGAAAAGAATCATGAACCTGTTGTTTGATAAAAGCAAGCGTTATTTCAACTATTTTGTGTTTTTGTTTTGATTCAATAAGTTAGAATGGGACTTTTAAGCTCTGTAGCTTCTCATTCGTCGGGTCCGACCCTTGCTTTACATATACTGTCGCAAGTTTTCCGTCGTATTTCCAGCGTGAGTCTGCACGCAATGGATTGCGATGAATGAAGTATTTCTGGCGCATCAAGGCGGGTGACAGCCTTCCTCCATAGTCCTTTGCGTGTCCCGATCCATTGCGCATAAGCACTGCCATTATCGCGTCACTGCGCAGCATGTCTGGTTCCCCCATCTCGTGTAGCGCATCCAGGAATTCATGGTCGGAAGTGAATGATGAGCTGACCACGCTCTGGTGGGCATAGGTCTTTCGCTGGCCGTTGTTCGGAGAGAACTTGCTGATGTCACGACGATGTAGCAGTGCTGCCACGTGTGCGAATCCTCCATCGTTGAACCACTCCCACAGCACCGTAAAATATTCCTTCACCTTTGTGTCGTCTGTCAGCCCCATTGCGCTCTTTGATGCGCAGTCTATGACGTCGTAGCGTCGGTCGTCTGATGGAATGTAAATGCCAGTCAACAGGTGGTTTGTTGTCACGATGACGCCACAATGCATTTTGACAGAATAGGTGTGACCGTACTTCGGGTTGACGGTTGCGTAATCCGGAGAGCCTGCAATGAGTACTTTCATGCGCTCGTTGAAAGCCCACTTGCTCATGTCGTGCAGATTAGCCGCCTCGCTAACGCGCACAAGCGTGGCCGTGACGTATTCGTTGTATGCGGAATCCAATATTGCAGGCTCTGTGTTGGCTACATTCCAAGCTCCGATGGCAGGGACGCAGAATTCCACAGCGGTGTCTTTGCCGACACCTTGATCTCCAGCGATCAATAGTGCGAATCTTGGCTTCTGTGCAGGGAACTGCACTCTGTGTGCCATATAGTCTAAAAATTGGTCAGCATCGCCCGGCTTGTCAAACACACGTTTGACGTGGTCAAGGAATGGGGAAGCTAGGTTGGCATCACCCAGCTCAATCACAGGCCTCCTGTATGCGTTAAACACGGCGGAACCCGTCTCTACGATCAAGTCTCCTTCCCTGCAATCGAAGCCTTTTATGTAATCACCTTCCAGTGCTGGTGTTTTCGTCATGCTGGTGGCGAGCATGTGTTGTTGCAGCCACTGAGAAGCCTTCAACAATTGGCCTTCGCTATTGACCTTGCCAACGGCACAATCGACTGCCGCTCCTATCCAAAAGCTGGCGGTTGGGCGATATATGTAATTGTTGCCAGGAGCGAAAAATACGAAGTTCTGTATCGGCACAACGCCTGTCTCTGGCGTCCAGCCTCCTCCTATTGCCAAATAAACGAGAGTGCCGACGGAAAGATTGCTGCCGGAAGTTGGATCTTGACTGATGACGTAAAATGCCTCCTTCATTATCTCGTCGTGGTTTCTGCCCTTCTTTCCTTCCCACTCGCCAGACCAGTCGCAATACATCTTCCAGGCGTCCTCTGAGCGAGAGAATTCTCTGCCGAGTATAACGCCGACATTCCTCCAGGTGTCTCTGTCTTCCTGCGGAATGTGGTCTAGCATTTTCTTTATTTGCACAGCCGTGTATTTCTTTTGTCGCTCGTAGCTTCCGCGCAAATCTTTCTTCTTCGCCAGAAGATGCTCCGGAAGATCGTCTAGCTGCGTGTCGTTCATCCATTCGTAGACCCCGCCGGAGCGATGCCTTGATGGAGGAGCGATGATGTATCCTCCGTCTCCGCGTATGTCGATTCCTTTCCCGAGCCTGTTTGTGCCTGTCCTCAATGCCGAGTTGTATTTGAATAGCACATGGAGGCCTCCGCTTCCAGTCTTTGACATCAATGTGTTCGGCTCGCCTTTTTCCGCTATGAGTGCCGACCAGCTCTCTGCACCGAGCTTGCCGTGGCCGATGTCGATGTCGATCACGGTGATGCCAGAAACCTTGCCAGTAACGACTCCGATATTGGACGGCGGAGAGCCTGCCCCAAACCACGCTTCTATTTGGTCGGTGTCTGATGATGCTTCTTTCAATCCTGTATCTGTTCTCGGGTGCTTGCCAGCGTCTGTGCACGCCTTCCTGCCACAAGAGCACTCACCGTCTTCTGAAATTGTGTGACACGGGAATACCTTCCAGCCCATTGCGATGTATTTTTTTGCCGCTGATAAAATCTCAAGCCTCGCCATCCTTCTTCTCCCTTTCATAAAGTACAAATGCTTTTAGTGATCCGTCCTTGTTGCGCCAGACTCCGTCTTCCGTCCAAGAACATCGCCTGATTTTATACCCGAGTATTTTTGCCACCAAAGGAATGCTGTCTCTGTCACAGTTGAATGCCGTTGAGTAAACGACTTGCGGCCAATTTAGTTTTTCCAGCAACTTTGCTGCTGAGTCGATCTTGCTCTGGTTGTTTTTCTGCCAGGAAATTTCTCGTTCTGATAATGCCATGGGTGCCCCTGCCTAAGTCTGAGGTTTGAAATTATGCCTGGAAAAGTTTTGCTTGGCAAATTTTATTTTTGGCATCAAGCTCAATAATGCACCCTCCGAATGTGGGTGGCTGTGCCCCCCTAAGATCGTGGACTCCTATAAACCATAAGCAGAATCTAAGGGGAAATATGATTTATAGGGGTCGTGCTTCTTGCACCCCCACAGCCCCCCACATTCGTAAAATGGAATGAGCTGGGGGAGAATTGAGGGAAAGGTGCTTGGTGCAATAAATAGCTTGCTTTATTCCAAATAGTCGAGGAGAATTATTTCATGTGGAAAATATCACGCCTTTGTCATTCAAAAAACGAACGTCCCGCGCGAATATGAAGAGTGCAACTAAACCTGATTCTCCTGTCCACCAACGGCTAACAGACATCGAAGATGAAATTGTTGAACGCATAATGAATGGCGAGTCTCAAGCTTCGATCGCCCGCAGTCAGGGTATTTCCTGTTCTCACATGTGCGCATGGGTGCTGGCCAACGCTGAGCGCACGGCAAAAATCAAGGAGGCACGCGCCATCTCCGCCCGACACTGGGACGAAGAGGCGGTAAACGAATTGCGCAGTGCTGATACCTCTGTCGCGGGTTCGGTGGCTATCGCACGGGAAATTGCATCACACTATCGCTGGCGTGCAAAAGCCTACAATCCAGTTGAATACGGTGACAGAACTGTCCTGGCAGGCACTGGTCGGGATGATGCAATCGCTGTTGACGTGCGCGAGTCCAGCGACAACATGGACCGAATGGCCGAGATCATCAAGAACATGGAGCTGACCAGACGCACCACTTCGCAAGACTAATCCACAGGAGACATCAGCATGCTTGAAGGCTTTGAACAGTATCAGAAAACCACAATCGCTTACTTCCGTGATTATGTCCCCGGCGAGAGCTTGAGTGATGTCAAAGTGTGTTCCGGCGTCGTGCCGTGTGCTGGTGGCAAAATAGGCGTAGATCCGAGCAACACCATCGATCAGTGGTATATATCACCCGAGGCACTGGCGCAATTCTATACAAAAGCAGACGAAGCTCCTGTAGCAAAGCCCGCAAAGTCCAAGACCAAATAAATCCACATGCCCACTGCCAACAGTGAAATGAGCCTTGACGCTATGCGGATGGCACTGGCGTCACCTCGTTCTCTCTACGAGGCAGGCATGCAGGGTGATGGCCGTCCTAGCATTCAGAACCAACCGCAGACTTACATGGAAGGTGTTGGTGAGCGCATCACACACCCATTGAGCACGTTGGCGGAAGAAGCTGCACGATGGGGGAGAATGGATCCGGGTGAAGCTGCTGCGCAGTTTGGTGGTGCCGGGATGGCCGGGATCGTCAAGCATAAAGGCGGCAATTGGCTCAACAAGTCTGTGGAGGATTTCATGGGTGACCGCGCTGTTCCTGTCCCTTTATCGTCACTCGGTAAATGGATCAACACCGCCATCCCCAAATACATCAAGAACGAAATGGGAACAGAGGGGGATAGAGTCAGAGCGTTGGCGGAGCAGGGTATCGTGCATAAGGATTTCGCTAACAATAATCGCGTTGCTGATGCAAACGCATTGGCAGCAAAAAGAAGCATTGCAGGATTCCCTGAGCCGCGTGGCATCTCGCAAGCCGCGAGAGGTTGGGAATCCGCTTCGGATGAAGCAATAACCAGCGCAAAAGTCTCAGATCAATCGGCGGGGACGCTGAGGGAAGAACCTTGGCTCTCCAAATTGCCTCCGGACGAAACGGTTTACGGTGTTCACGAATGGCCAGGAGCGCTTGGCTTTAATCACGTAGTAGACGTCCTGCGAAACAAGCTGGCTGATGGAACGCTTCGTCCTGAGTCATTAAGTCGAATGGCTTTCCATGATGCCGTCAGGATGACGCACACTGCCAACCAAGAAGCTGAGGCGTTGTCGCGGAAGGCGGAAGACGCTGGCTTCGCTGGCAACCTGCAACTGCCAGTGATACATGAATACCCTAGCGGCCATAGCTGGAGGAAGTTGCCCGGCGTAGATACGCCCGAAGGTTTGCGAAAGGTGCAGGAGGTCGGATGCGCTGGTGGCTGGTGTACGCAGGGTGAAGCGGCAGCACTAAAATATGGCGGCGACAGCGAGCTGCATGTGCTAATTGATTCAACAGGCAGGCCGCATGTTCAGAATGCATATCAACAGGCAGTAAACTATTCGGACACGCCGGGTGTAAGGCGGCTCGCAGAAATGAAGCCATTCGGCAACAGTTGGGAAAGCCAGCGCGTCAAAGAGTGGATGGAGAAAAACCCCGAGTATCGCAACGAACTGACTCCGATGATGCAGGACTATGTGAAGAAGGGCGCGTTCGATGAATACGCTGACCTTGCCAATGCCGGCTTATTTGATCCACACAAAGTATTCACCATTGCCGAGATCGAAGCGTTAAAAGCTGCTGGTCGAGAAATACCGGGAGCACTCACCATGGAGGAGTTCATCGAACTACAAAAGCTGGCAAACCCGCATCTATACCCGCCAGAACCAAAAAAGATGGCCAATGGCGGCTGGGTTGAGCCTTCACTAGATGTCCAGCGCATGACGATGCATAACTAAACATGGATAACTTCCCCTTACAACAAGCCACCCCAGACATTGAGCAGTACGCTCCTGAAGAATATCAGCCCGAAGACTTCGCTGTTGATATGACGGATCAAGGCTTGGTCGAAATGCCTGATGGTTCCGTCATGGTCATGCTGGACGGTGAACAGCAGTCGGGCGGCGACTTCTACGAGAATTTGGCAGCGGTTGTGAGCAAGAGTGAACTGTCCAGCCTCGCCCTGCAATACATCTACAACATCGAATCAGATAAAGAGGCGCGGAAGCAGCGTGATGAGCAGTATGAAGAGGGACTCAGGCGTACTGGCATGGGCGATGACGCTCCCGGCGGTGCTGCATTTGCCGGCGCGGCACGTGTAACGCACCCTGTTATGGCCGAAGCGTGTGTTGATTTCGCAGCACGCGGCATGAAAGAGATATTCCCGCCTGATGGTCCCGTGCGGATAAACATCAAAGGTGAAAACACAGAAGACAAAATAGAGATCGCTGAACGCAAACGCGACTTCATGAACTGGCAGTTGACGGAGCAGATCGTCGAGTTCCGCGATGAGATCGAGCAGTTGCTAACCCAGCTACCATTGGGCGGCAGCCAGTTTCTAAAGATGTGGTGGGACGCTAAGAAGCGCCGTCCATGCGCGGAGTTCGTACCCATCGACAGGATCCTGTTGCCATTCTCCGCGACCAATTTCTATTGTGCGCAGCGCACCACCGAAATGCAGGACATATCTGACTTCGAGTATCGGAGCAGGATCAAGCGCGGGCTGTACTTGGACGGCAGTTATAGCGCGGCCTCACTCGCACCTGATGCCACGTTGTCGGAGTCGGCTAATCAGAAAATAGAGGGCAAGGAGTATCAAGGCACCGACGACACAGAACGCCTGAGGCGCATGTACCACGTGAGTTGCAACCTGTCATTGGAGGACGACCAGATCACAGGCGGCGAAGAAGCTCCGTACATGCTCATGATCGATGACCAAGACTATTCAATCGTTGGCCTGTATCGCAATTGGGAAGACGGCGACGAAACGTTAGAGCGGCTGGATTGGATGGTTGAATTCAAGTTCATTCCATGGCGTGGTGCGTATGCCATCGGCCTGCCCCAGTTGATCGGCGGCTTGGCCGCAAGCGCAACAGGTGCTTTGCGTGCTCTGTTGGACACTGCCCACATCAACAACACTGCAACGATGCTCAAGCTCAAGGGCGCGAAAGTATCCGGGCAATCGAAGAGTGTCGAGGTGACGCAGATCGTTGAGATTGAAGGCGCGGTAGGTGTTGACGACATCCGCAAGATCGCAATGCCAATGCCGTTCAATCCACCTTCGCCTGTGCTGTTCGAATTGTTAGGATGGATCACCAACGCGGCTAAAGGTGTGGTGACAACCGCTGAAGAAAAGATCGCCGACATCACAAGCAACGCGCCAGTGGGCACGACGCAAGCTCTGATTGAGCAAGGCTCCGTGGTGTTCTCCTCGATACACGCGAAGCTCCACGACTCACAAAGGCGTGTGCTCAAGATCCTGCAACGAATCAACAAGTATTATTTGATTGATCAAAAGCAGCAGGACATGGTGGAGGAGTTCGGCGTAACGGAAGCGGACTTCGCGTCCAGCAGCGACATCATCCCGGTCAGCGACCCGCACATATTCTCTGAAGGTCAGCGGGTAGCGCAGAACCAAATGATCTTGCAGCTGATGAAGGAAGCCCCCGGCCTGTACGACCCAAGAGCCGTTCATGGCAGGATCATGAAACAGATGCGCGTGCCGAACGTAGCTGAGATCATGCCGCAGTTCAACAAGAACATCGAAATGCACGCGGCAGACGAGAACGCAGCGATGGCCATTGGGCGGGCAGTTGTTGCGTATCCTGAGCAAGACCACTTGGCACACTTGGAGACGCTGTTCTCCTTCGCGATGAACCCGGCATTAGGCTCTAACCCGATAATGGCTCCAGTGTTTGTGCCAGCGGCCATAGAGCACGCCAAACAGCACATGCTGTTGTGGTACACGCAAAGGGTTGAGGAGTACGCAGCACATGAAACAGGCGAGTTGAAGCCAAAGTACGACAAGAAAAAAGGGTTACGGGAGATAGACCACGCCATTGCTGGCGCGGCACATGCTGTAAACAACGACATCGAGCAAGGCTTCCAGCAGTTCTCCGCTGCATTGCAGCAACTCACACAGATAGCGCAGCAGTACGCACCGCAACCACAGCAAGACCCTATTCTGCAGGCATCACTCGCTGAGACACAGAGGCGCAAGGAAAAGGATATGGCTGATATAACGATGGATGGCAAGAAGCTGGAGCTGTCACACCAACAAGCAACAGAGAAGAATGAGCTGACCGCAGCGATGGCGACAGAGCAGAACCTGACGAAGGAGCGGATATCAACGATTGAGTTGTCTGTTGAGGCCGCAAAGCTGAAGGGTGAGCAGGAAAAGACGGTTGTGGGATTGCAGGACAGAATACAACAATCTATGAATGGAGAAGCATGATGAACGAGAAGAGCAGCAGTGATGCAGCACAGAAGAGCGAACTTGTTTCGCAGCATAAGCGCATGGCAATGGGCGTTCCATTGGATGGTAAATCGCTGTCAGGTGGTGACAAGAAGCCAGCACCAGTGAACAAGACATCCAAGTGATAGATGTTAACAAATTTATCGACGCAGTACAGGCGGAGATAAGCGATGTTTCAACGTACTTGGCAAATGGAACGGCGAAGGATTTCGCGGAGTACAAAGCAAAAGCCGGATACGTTCAAGGGATGCACAAGGTGATGGATATTTTAAACGGGTTGATGGACGAACAAAATGATGCGTAATTGCATTGCTTGCGCTGAGATATGCGCGTTGAAAGGAAAATGATATGGCACAGTTAATGGATGAACAAAAGCGGGATTTAGCGGCTGATATGGCGGCGGGTAGGATGCAGCCTACTGCAAGGAAAATAAACGATGCTGACCAAGCATTCGGAAGAAGATTCATCTTTAAGGATAGCGAATATGAAGGTCAACCCGGCGTGGTTGCCGCAGAAATAGTATTAGATTACCAAGAAAGGTTGAATAGGGCATTCCCGGTCATCCCTCCGGGTGCGCGGCCATTGGGCGCGAGGATACTTGTTCAATTGAAAGCGACAGAAGCGAAGACCACAGAATCAGGCATCATGTTGGTGAAGGAAACCACTGATGCCGAAAAATTCAACAACATGGTGGGTAAAGTCATCGCGATCGGACCGCTGGCATTTAAGAAGCGCGACACGATGGAGCCGTGGCCAGAAGGCGCATGGTGCGCGGAAGGCGATTACATCCGCGTGCCCAAGTGGGGCGGTGACAGATGGGAAGTACCATACGGTGACAAAGATGAGCGTGCATTGTTCGTTGTGCTAAACGACCATGAAGTTATTGCGGCTGTGACAGGCGACCCCCTCGCCATGAAAGCGATTTACTGATGGCCGCCGGACATAGAGAAGACGACGAACTGCCGATTGTCGAAAAAAGTGATGGCACGGTTGAGGTCGATAGTTCAAAAATTGAGCAGCCTGGAGATGATCAACACGAGGGAGAGGAGGGTGAATCAAACCACGTGCCCGATGATGGTGGCGTAGATCAGGCCAGCGACACCGAAGAAATCAGGCGCATCAGACGTGAGAAGCGCAAAGCCCGGAAACAG